AAGGAATACAACGCATGTGCTTACACTTCTAAAGTTTATAAATTTGGTCGAATGATGACCGAACGCGGCCACGAAGTCATACACTATGGGCATGAAGATAGTGATTTAATCTGCACCGAGCATGTTACAGTCGTTACCAATGCGGACTTAGAAACGGCCTACGGTAACTATGACTGGCGACGCAACTTTTTTAAGTTTGACACCGGTGATTATGCCTATCAAACATTCTATCGAAATGCCATACGTGAAGTAGGTCTCCGTAAACAACAGCATGACTTTATCCTACCCTTCTGGGGCTCGGGTGTGCGACCTGTTTGTGATGCTCACGAAGATTTAATTTGCGTAGAGCCCGGCATTGGTTATGCTGGCGGGCATTGGGCACGTTGGAAGATCTTTGAGAGTTACGCTATCTATCATGCTTACTGTGGACTCAAGGCAGTGAGCAACTGTAATCAAGACTGGTATGATGCTGTGATCCCTAACTATTTTGATCCTGAAGACTTTACATACTCAGATAAAAAAGACGATTACTTTTTATTCTTGGGTCGTGTTTACTCAGGCAAAGGCACGCACATAGCCGTCCAGGCCACAGAAGCCATTGGTGCTAGATTACTCATTGCTGGACAGAATCCAGAGAATCAGGCGTTCCCTCCACATGTAGAATTTGTGGGCTATGCTGATGTAGAAAAGCGAAAAGACCTAATGAGTAGAGCTAAAGGTGCGTTTGTGGCCAGTCAATATGTGGAACCATTTGGTGGTGTTCAAATTGAAATGCTCATGTCGGGCACTCCTACCATTACCACAGACTGGGGAAGCTTCACTGAAAACAACATACACGGTGTTACCGGATATCGTTGTAGAACATTTGATCAGTTTGTTTGGGCCGCAGAAAACATTGATAAAATTCGTCCCGAAAATTGTCGTACCTGGGCTGAAAACTTTACCTTAGACCGTGTGGCACCTATGTATGAAGAATACTTTCAGAACGTCCTAGATGTTTATACTGGCAAGGGCTGGTACGAACGTCACAATAGAACCAATTTAGACTGGCTAAAAAAACAATATCCTACCGCTAAATAATAGCACAATAATAACAATAAAGGATTTGTATGAAACAGCTACTAGTAGTATTACTATTCTCACCGTTGCTGGCCTTTGCCAACATCAATCAACAATGCCCACAATTCACAGTCAATGGCACACCACAGTATCAGCCACAACCAGGCGATCAAGAATTGTGTCGAACAAATTACGCTGTCATCCACCGTTGCTCAGTTAAGGCTCCGGTGGCTGTTTTTGAACACCTAACTCCTGCTGCCATGTCAGGCCCTGCCAAACGCAAGGACAACTTCCGACCAGATCCACAAGTAACTCCTAACTGTCAAGCACAGTTAAGTGACTACGCTGTGTTGGGTCGCACACATGATCGCGGACATCTAAGTCCTGCTGGTAATAACACACAGAATGATCAGATCATGAGTGAAAGTTTCTTCCTGTCAAACATGGTAGCACAAGTGGCCAATAACAATCGCGGTATCTGGAAGCAGTTGGAAACATGGGAACGTCAATGGGCCACTGCTCCGGGCACAGATTTTTACATTATATCAGGTGGTATCTTTGATGCCGATCATCCTGTAGTAGGCAATGGCCTAGGAGTTCCAACTCGCTTGTATAAGATCATCATTGAAAAGAACTCCAAGCGTGTCATGGCTTACTTAATGCCTAATGCTCCGTTGCCTGTAGCAGACTTGCCAAAATATCAAGTTCCAATGGCTCAAATCGAGCAAGCAACCGGAATGAAATTTAACTTAGGACAGTAATACCGCTCATAATTACAGTATGAGCAATTTCTATTGTGCGGCCCCCTGGCGGGGCCTGCATATCAATCCCAGAGGTGACATAAAAACTTGTTGTGCCGGCGATCCAAATATGCTGGGCAATCTCAACGAGCAATCAATCACAGAAGTGTTACACGGACCTGTGATGCAGGATATTCGAGCAACATTACGCCGTGGCGAACCGCATGCTTACTGTTACAACTGTGTGCAGGCTGAACGCTATGGTCGTAGCGAACGTGATTGGCACAACAACCTAAATCCTGATTTTGATCCTAGCACAGTGTCCAACCTGGATCATCATCCTGTCTTAATAGATGTGCGTTGGAACACCACTTGTAATCTAAGTTGTAATTATTGTGGTGACAAGTGTAGCTCACGGTGGGCTGCCTTAAAAGGTATACCAGTCAAGTCTGGAGCACGTCCTTACTATGAACAAGTGTGCGAATACTTAGAAGGACACAAAAAACACATCAAGGAAGTGGCACTTGTAGGCGGCGAACCACTATTGTTGCCAGAGAATGAAAGACTGCTAGATGTCATTCCCACAGATGCAATAGTTACCCTGATCACCAACGGTAGTGTTGATTTAGAATCTAATCGAATCTTTAAGAAGTTATCTCAAAGATCCCGGGTAGGTTGGTCAATCAGTTTTGACAATGTAGGCACACGTTTTGAATATGTCAGACACGGTGCTACTTGGAACCAGCTATTACACAATCTTGATCTCATACAAGACTTAATGAAGTCTGGACATTGGGGTGGCATCCATGCTGTATACAACATCTACAATGCTACACGCTTGGTAGAGTTTACAGAGTTTGCTCGCAATAGAGGATTGACTATACACTGGCAAAGCCTATACCAACCTGATTATTTAGATCCACAACGTTTGGGTTCTACGGTCGTACATCAAGCAGAACAAGAGCGTGATCGTTTGTTAGCATCAGGTATTTGCCTACCCAACGAAGAAGAATTTTTTAAGAACATCAAGTTTACAGCAGGCGTAGAGGACTCAAGAATGGCGTTGTATCAACACATTGAAGAAATAGAGTCTATATACCACACAGATCAAAAAGGTATGTTTTCAAAACTTTGGCCCGAATTGACCGATAAGTAAAACACTATGGCTAACGAACCCGCACTAGTTAAAACACCCTATAAGAAGCAAACATTTACTCCTGAACAACTTGATGAGTTTATGAAGTGTGCTGATCCCATCACGGGCCCGCAATACTTTATGGATCACTTTTTCTATATCCAGCATCCTACCAAGGGCAAGATGTTGTATCATCCTTTTGAATATCAAAAACGTCTGATTGACACTTACCACAACTATCGTTTTAGTATCTCAATGATGCCGCGACAAACAGGTAAGTCAACGTCGGCTGCAGGCTACTTGTTGTGGTATGCTATGTTTGTTCCTGATTCAACTATTCTTATTGCCGCACACAAGTATACCGGTTCACAAGAGATCATGCAACGTATTCGTTATGCCTATGAACTGTGCCCAGATCATATTCGAGCAGGTTGCACCAGTTACAACAAAGGTAACTTGGACTTTGAAAACGGATCGCGTATTGTGTCGGCTACAACAACCGAAAATACCGGTCGTGGTATGTCCATATCCTTATTATATGCTGACGAGTTTGCGTTCGTTCGACCCGGTATTGCCAAAGAATTCTGGACTTCCATAAGCCCTACATTGGCAACTGGTGGTAAAGCAATTATTACTTCAACACCCAACTCAGACGAAGATCAGTTTGCCCTGCTGTGGAAAGGCGCCAACAAGTGTGAAGATAGTTATGGCAATCCCACAGACTTGGGCATCAACGGATTCAAAGCATATCGTTCATATTGGAATGAGCATCCGGATCGTGATGAGCAATGGGCTATAGAACAACGAGCACAACTAGGCGAAGATCGTTTCCGTCGTGAGATGGGTTGCGAATTTATTATCAATGATGAAACACTTATTTCTGCTAGTAAACTTTTAGATCTACAAGGACACGAACCTTTATACAAAACTGGGCAAGTGCGTTGGTATAGTCGTCCCAAAGCCGACAGAATTTATGTTGTGGCACTTGACCCTAGTCTGGGTACCGGCGGTGATCCTGCGGCTATACAAGTATTTGAAGCCAACACCACAGAACAAATTGGAGAATGGCGTCACAATCGCACACCAATTCCTGAACAGGTTAGAATTCTTGCTGATATTTGTCGACATATCAACGAAACAGTAAATGATGCGAAAAGCATTTATTTTAGTGTGGAAAACAACACCATCGGTGAAGCCGCACTTATCAGTATTGCTGAATATGGCGAAGAAAACATACAAGGTTATTTCTTAAGTGAGCCCGGTGGCGGAGGCAGTCGTAGATATCGCAAAGGTTTTAACACCAGCAACAAGCCAAAACTAGCGGCTTGTAATAAACTAAAAACTCTGATTGAATCAGGTAAAATGAAAGTTCGTAGTAGTGCCCTGGTTTCAGAGTTAAAAACTTTTGTAGCATCGGGTGTAAGTTTTGCCGCAAAACAGGGCGAAACTGATGACCTAGTTATGGCCTGTATTTTGGCTGTGCGTATGCTACAACTGCTACAAACCTATGATACTGGCATTGATAATCAGCTAAGAGATCACGGTGATGTCTTGGTTGCTCCAATGCCATTCATTGCTATGATACGATAAATAATACACTATGGCGCAACAAACACCCGCAAAACAACTATTTGACCTATTAGTTACTAAAAACTTTGATCCTGAGCTATTGGATGTCAGTGGCAAACCGGCTCAAGATCCCAGCGAAGCTGATATTTTCAGCTTTGATTATACCACAGAAACAGGCAACGATTACGGCACTGTTGTTATCATGTTTGGCGACGACAATGATCTACAAATGTATTTTGGAGACAACATAGGTCGTGGCATGGAAGCCGAAGATAAATCAGAATGGTTTTCTTTCTTATCACAAGTTAAAAAATTTGCTACAAAAAATTTAATGGATTTTAAACCCAAAGATTTGAACCGATTAAAATACACCATGCAGAGCATGGCAAATGTAAAAGAAAGTATATTTGAATCCTGGACAGGCACCCGAACAACAAGTTGGAACGGGCGTCCCACAGAAGCAAGACTGATGATCAAGCACAAGCGTCCCTTGGGCGAGACTGATGCCCGTTTCCGTTATGTAGAAAGTTTGTTTATTGAAACTGCCGAAGGCGAGCGTTACAAGTTACCATTTACAAAATTATCAGGTGGCCGTGCCATGGTAGAGCATATCCGTCAAGGTGGCAAGGTATGGGATGCTCGCGGTCAGCATATTACACAAATAGTAGAAGAACTAAATGTCCTCAGTCGTTTCCGTCGTGCCAGTCATGGCAAGATCTTTGAAGGCGACACCAAGGACTTGGTTGAACAAACCAATGCCTACTATGAAACAGCACAAAAGACCCTAAAGTCAATGAGCCACTCACGTGGTTATACAACATACTTTGAATCATGGAAGCCTTTGGAAATTACCGAAGAAGAAATCATGATTGAAGGTCTCAAGCATTTATTTGTAACACAAAGTTTAGATTCACGCATTGAAGATGCGTTACCATTACTGGCCCGTATTCAACAACAAGGAAATGCCATGAAAGAAGCAAACATATTTGAAGCTTGGGTTGATACTCTAGCTGAAGGAACCTGGGCATTACCAGACGACAAAGAAAAACAAATGAAATTGGTTGAACTCATGAGCAAAGAATTTCCAGTAGGTGCTGATGCTACCAATGCCACAGAACAACTATATGACTTGTTAGGCGATGATGAGTTGTTTGATCAACTAGAAGCACTGGCCGACAAAGATCCAAACGCCGATTGCCGTCAAGTTGTAATGGACCGCATGCAGATGTTGGGCGATCATCCTGAAGTTCAGGCAGTATTAGATGCTGTTCAAATTGATCCTACAGCAGAAATGAATCCAGCCGAACCAACAGATGCTGGTATGAGTGCCAATCCAGACGACGCACAAGTTCCAGAATTAGAAGAAATAAAAGACCCAGCAACACAAACAGAAGATCCAGCAGGAACTCAACAACCAACGTATCCAGAATATCAAGATGATCTGTCTTCTATTCTTAAAGCAGCTGGCGTAAACGACACAGTAGTAGCAGCTCCAGATTACGAAGCTGAAGTCAATGAAGAAAGTCTTGAGGATGTTGAAAGCATTGGTGGTGATGCTGCCGATCAGCTTATACGTGACACAGAAGTTGACCAGCGTGGCACCGATGTTGCTGAAGATGAAGAAACTGACGAAGGTGCAGTTGGTGCTGTAGCCGGAGGTGCTTTAGGCGCATTGGCTGCCGGGCCAGTTGGCGCAGTTCGTGGCGCAATGATTGGCGATAAAATTGGCGATGCTCTTAGTTCCGACAAGGAAGAAACCGACGAAAGTCCATTAAAAGGTCAATACGGGCACAGTGGTAAGTTAAAAGCTGTAGCCGACAAACCAGACTTCCTAACACGTCTCAAAGAACTTTCAGGAATGATCCGCAACTAACGTGAAGATCAATACCAACATGCCCCTGGTAGTTTTAACTTACCCGGGGCATTTTCTTCTAACCGTTTTGACTATTAGATCCTACCTGGAGTATCATACTCCTACAGAAGTTGTTGTGATTGTAGATGATCTAAGTCCACATGCTTGGTCTACCTATCTCAAGGACTGTCAAGACATGTATTGGACTACAGTAATTCCTTTTAGTCAAGTTCAAGAGTGTAAAAGTTTTAACAATGGTTGGATACGACAACAGGTAGCCAAGCTACATCTAGACAAAATTATTGACAAAGACTTTTATTTTTTTACTGACGGCGATATTGAATTTTTACACAGCGTAGATCCTACACATGTTCCTTACAGTGTGCCTTACTACAACGAAGTAACGCAACAACAAAATGACTGGGTTAAATCTGTGCTAGGCATTGAACCAGGCATACAGGTCAACAATCAGCAAGTTTGTGTTAGTAATCCTCCTTTTCGAACAGTATCGTCTGATACCTTGCGAGATCTACGTGATCATGCGGGAGAAAAACTGTTTGTTACTGGACCAGGCATGAGTGAATGGGAATTGATTGAAAATTTTAAGCACTATATCAAAGGCGAAAAACTTAATCTAATAAAGTATGCCCCACATCAGTTAGCCGATGTCACAGCAGATCTTGATTATTTTTCGCACCAATTCTTAACCTGTTACTGCACCGACAGTGAGTTGGGTAGAGCATGGTTTGCTGACAAGATGATTTATACTTCTGATCGTATCTGGGAAATTTTATCAGGCATACACCGACAGTTTACTTAGATTTGATTTCTATATAGTAGATTTTGATAATCGGGTAAGTGCCGTCGTTGTTGCTATCATAGTATTTAGAACTGTTGAAAGAATCTGTAATAACAAGTCCTGCATCTTCTATCATGGACTGGAATGTTTCAACTGTTGATCCAGCATGATTTTCTTGAAGTAGAATCACACCGTCGGGTAACAGGTGCTTTTTGATATTGCTAAAGAAATTTTTATGAGCTTCCCAATTGACATCGGTTGTTAATCGATTCAAATTGCCATACCATTTTTCTTCAGCAAAAAATTCTGCGTGTGGTGGGTTTGAAACAACCAAATCAAACTTTTCATCTTCGGGCAACAAGGCCAAGTCTTTTAACAAATGAATAGAAACTTTGTTTTCGAGCTGGTTGTAATAGGCCGTTTCTTCAGCACACTCCAAAGCAGGATTGTGTATGTCGGTCAAACACAAACTTTCACAAAGTGCATGATCCAGAATAGTGTAGCCAATGAATCCGGGTCCTGCGCACCATTCATAACACTTTGTAAACTTTCTGCCTGGATATCTTGTTTTGATAATATCAATATAGTCTTGACCATGTGTAACTCCGCCGCCATCGGTGCCATCCAAGTAAAACACTTTGTAACCGGTCTGGCCTCTGGTTTTGAAAACCTTAAGTTGGTATGGATTAGGTTCGTAGCCAAAAGCGATCAACTCGTCTTGAACCCATTTAGGTAACTTGTTGAAATCCAATTCAAGAGGACAAGCAGGCCAATCAGGACCAGCAAGTTTCTCGTATAGCTCTTTCCATTGTTTGTGATGTTTGCGCATAGTCTAATAGTTATCACTTTGGCAGTATTGATCATAAATACTATTGACGAAGCAAAAGCACTAGTATATACTACACAAGTGATACAAACTTTTGACGTCACAGGCAACTTAGATCTAGAAATAGATAGGCAACATTTTATAATTTGAAAGGCAACATTAAAATGGCATCATTAGCAGAAATTCGCGCTCGTTTGGCCGCTAGCGAATCAAAACAAGGCGGTAACAGTTCCACAGGTGGTGACAACGCAATTTACCCACATTGGAACATGGAAGAAGGTTCTTCCGCAACACTCCGTTTCCTACCAGACGCAAATCCAAAGAATACATTCTTCTGGGTAGAACGTGCTCAAATTCGTTTACCATTTAATGGTATCAAAGGTGAGTTGGAAAGTAAACAAGTTATCGTACCAGTTCCATGCGTGGAAATGTATGGCGACGCTTGCCCAATCTTGGCAGAAGTTCGCACTTGGTTCAAAGACAAATCCTTAGAAGAGATGGGTCGTAAGTATTGGAAGAAACGCAGTTACATTTTCCAAGGTTTTGTTCGTGAGAATCCTTTGGCAGATGACAAGGCTCCAGCAAATCCAATCCGTCGATTCATTATTGGACCACAAATTTTCGCAACTATCAAAGGTGCGTTGATGGATCCAGAATTAGAAGAATTGCCAACAGACTTGATGCGTGGTTTGGACTTCCGTATTACTAAAACAAGTAAAGGTGGCTTTGCTGATTACAGCACAAGTAAGTGGTCTCGTAAAGAGACAGCACTGACCGAAGCTGAACAGGCAGCAATCGCTGAACATGGTTTGTTTGACTTGGCAACATTCTTGCCAAAACGCCCAGGCGAAGTAGAGTTGAAAGTTATCAAAGAGATGTTTGAAGCATCTGTTGATGGCCAAAGCTACGATACCGAGCGTTGGGGTCAATACTTCCGTCCAGCAGGTGTAGCCGCTCCGGCTTCTACAACTACAGTAGATGGTCATGGTGACGCACACGAAGTTCCTGCTCCGGCTCCTGCTGTAAGCAGTGACTTTGATGAGGAACCAGCTGTAGCAAGTGCTCCAGTAGAAGCCAAACCAGCTGCTGCCGGAACAAATGCCAACGACATTTTAGCAATGATTCGTGCAAGACAAAAGCAGTAATCAAAAAACTAGGGTATTACTAAATTACTATCCATGTAGTTATGGTGATACCCTAGCATCAATGTTTGGTGGAATTGCTCCTGACTGGCGAGGGAAACTAACCCAAAGCAGTTGGGGCGATTTCAAATTTCCAACATTTTACTCTATGACCTTAGAGGAAAAAGTTGAGTGTTGGCAAAAATTTTCATTTAATCCAGTTACTTGTTGCCACAGACAACAGGGTTTTGATTTCAACGAAATAGAACCAGTCCAGGTGATAAGCATAAGAGTAAATGATAGATCTTGGTTGCATCGTAGAGTTATTAAATTGCATTGGAATTCGTTTGAACTGAATGACACCAAGTTGGATAAAATTAGATCTCAAATGCCAGCCGAGGAACATCATAAAGTGGTTGAATTTGAATATGTCAAATGGGCCAAGGAAAACATACTGAGCAGTGATCTAGTGCTGGATTTTGAGTTGATTCATTCAGATGAATTGGCCGGTTGGTGCCAGGATCATGGCGTCAGTTACGATCAGTCAGTGATTGATCTAATAAAACAAGATTTAAAAGATTATCAATAATGCATTGCCCAAACCTTAAACACAATCTCAGTTGGTTTGTAAATGGTCGTTTGAAACCATGCAACAACATGGTTAACTTTCCGACCTTTTCTACTGTGCAGGAAATGCAACAGAGTCAGCCATACCAGGATGTTGTGTCGGATCCACAAAGTCCGTATTGTCAACGGTGTTGGGACAAGGAAAGTCTGGGCATTACCAGCAAGCGACAAGCAGATTTAAAAACTCATGAAATTTATGCCAAGATTAATCCTGACTATTTGAAAATTGATGCGGCCATTGGAGTTACCTGTAATGCTGCCTGTAGAACATGTGGGCCTCCCAACAGCAGTCTTTGGCAACAGCATGAAAGAAAGTATCACGGCGTGAATTTACAAACTGTAGTCGAGGGTCATGACCTTTGGCCCACTGTAGATGCCAATCTTGATAGAATACTACAAATGGACTTTGGTGGTGGTGAACCTTGGCTAAATCAAGTTGAAGAACAAATTGCCGCACTGGAAAAATTAATTAGCCAAGGATCATCCAAACAAATAAAACTACGCTACAATACCAACGGTAGTGTTCAACCAAGAGCCCTGTTAGAAAAATTTCCCTACTTTAGATCAGTTGAAATCACACTAAGTTTAGACGATGTAGGCTCTAGATTTGAATACAATAGATATCCATTGACCTGGTCGACTGTGCTGGAAAATGTCAGTGTGTTAAAACAGATAGCCCAAGAAAATGCTAATGTATTTTTAAAAATAAATTTTACTGTGAGTGTTTTGACTTTTTTGTATGCTGAAAGTTTTTTGACCTGGGCCAAAGACAACAACTTGCCTGACGTCAATTGGAATATTGTGACCTTACCAGAGATCTACAGTATTAAAAGTTTGCCAGTTACTGTGCGAGAAAAACTAAATCCCGGTCAAATGTTTTATGATCTAGTGGCCAAAAGTCCTTTGCCCGATTGGCGTGAAAAATTTTTTGCTGAAACTCAACGACTTGATCAACAAAGACAACAGTCGTTCAACGACACCTTTCCAGAACTACAGGCCATAATATGCGAATAGCAATCACAGGACACACTGCTGGTATTGGTCGTGCCTTGGCCGAAGCCTACCGTGGCAATGAGATTGTTGGCATAAGCAAACGCGAAGGCAACAACATAAGAAACACGCCCAAGGTTGCTGACATGATCGAACCTTGCGATGTGTTTATTAATAATGCTCAAGCTGGATATGCACAAACCGAATTGCTGTTTGAAATGGCCCAACGCTGGCAAGGAACAGGCAAAACAATCCTAGTGATATCCACAATGTTGGCACAGGCACCAGTAAATCATTTGCCAGGTCTTGATATGGATCAGTATCGCGTTCAAAAGGTTGCTCTAGAAGAAGCTGTGCATCAACTACGCAATAGACGCTTGGGTATCAAGATTGTTTTAGTTCGTCCGGGCAATGTTGCTACCAGTGCGGACAAAACAGTTCCGCCAGCAGCCGATGTAGATAATTGGGCACGAGTGTTAGTTGCTACATTACAAATGGCCCAGGCCAACAACTTATTCATCACCGACATAAGTTTAGGACCCAACAATGAATCATAAAGACATGTTGACCAATCCGGCGTTTTGCCCAATCCCTTGGACAGGATTGATGTATAACTTTGATGGCGCAGTCAAAAATTGTATTCGTAGTGCCACTACCTTGGGCAACATCAAAGACAATACCATAGAAGATATTGTTGGCAACAATTCAAATGTAGCAAGACAAGCCATGATATTGGGACGACAATTTCCTAGTAATTGTAAACCATGCCACGATTTAGAAATAGACAAAAAGAATTTTGACATTATCAGTGATCGTATTTTCTACATAAGAGAACTAAAACAAGTTCCACTGGAAACTTATCGTCCCAACAATTTTGATCTACAGACTGTGGATGTGCGCTGGACCAATCTTTGTAATTTTGCCTGCGTGTATTGTTCGCCACAGTTTAGCAGTAAGTGGGCAGCCGAACTCAAGGTCATACAACAAGTTCCTACTGAACAACAACAAGAAACGTTCAAACAATACATTTTTGATCGGGCCAAGAATCTCAAACATGTGTATATGGCCGGTGGCGAACCCTTGTTGATGAAAGAAAATTTAGAGTTATTGGATCGACTTGATCCAAACGTAAACCTACGCATCAACACAAACCTAAGCAAAGTAGACACACAGGTATTTGATCGTATTTGTCAATTTAAAAATGTTCACTGGACCATAAGCATTGAATCCTGCAGTAACGAATTTGAATACATAAGGCACGGCGGTGCTTGGCAAGACTTTGTTGACAATTTAATGATTATACAAAAACTTGATCATAAAATAAGTTTTAACATGTTGCACTTGGTATTAAATCATCTCAGTATTTTTGACTGTATAGATTATTTGAAATACATAGGATTTCATAACAATAGTTTTGTTGCCGGACCCTTGCTAACTCCCAAACATCTCAACATCTTGAACTTGCCAGAAACAGCTATCAATGAAGTGCGCACGGCATTAAAATTACGACTCAGTCAAAAACCTGGATACTTATTAGAAAACAGTTATCAAAACATGTTGGCCTATCTTGATCAACCATTTGACAAAAACTTATCAAACACATTCAAGCAACTAGAAATCATGGATCAACGTCGCGGCTTAGACAGCAAAAAAATATTCAAGGACTTGTATAGATATGAGTGAAGTTAACTCTATAGCATTTGCGGTCAACCCAACCGACATACCCAGCTTTCTGCTGGACTGGGAATTAACCAAGTTATGCAACCTTGATTGCTCGTATTGTCCATCGGGTATTGACGGCGGACATGATAATTCAACTGCTCATCCACCTAAAGAACAATGTTTACAGGCCATTGATTTCATGTATGAGTATGTGGACTTGTATATGCAACATCGTCGACCGAATCAGCGCAAAGTTATCCTAAATGTCTACGGCGGGGAAAGCCTGTTTCATCCTGACATTGTTGAAATACTTGAAGCCTGTAGGTCTCGGTATGAAAAGTATAAAGATCGCTGGTATCTAACTATTACCTGCACTACCAATGCTGTAGTAGGGCCAAATCTTTGGTCTCGTATTGTGCCATTGATTGACCAGTTTAGCATGAGTTACCATGCAGAAAATTTACCCAAGCAAAAACAACAATACAAAGACAATTTATTGTATCTCAAAGAACACGGCAAGCGATTCAAATCAATCATTATGATGCACAATGATCCTGAGTGCTGGCTTGAATGCAAGAACATTGTTGAGTTTTGTAAAACACACGACATTGACTATCTAGCCAAGGCCATAGATTTTTCCAGCTCAGACTGGGCCTATACCACAGAACAATTTGCTGAATTAAAAGAATTTTGGGTAAGCAAAACACGACCTCTACACCGACTTGAGTATAGTAAAAGTATAGACGCCATTGGCAAGGAAGAAAAAACCATTAGCCTTGATCAAGGACGAGCCTGTTGTGGCGGCAGACAAATGAGTTTAAACGGGGATCTTAAAAGCAGTGTAAGTTTTGTTCCACGTCAAGGGTTTGAAGGATGGTCATGCAGTGTAAATTGGTTTTTTCTATTTGTTCAACAACTTACAGGAGCGGTATATACCAACAAGGATTGTCGCACCAGCACCACCGGACTGGTTGAACCTTTGGGCTATTTGTCCGATTCAGACAAGATAATCAAGAATCTCCAAACGCAACTTGAAACCAAAAGTATGCCTGTAATTAAATGTGTTAAAAAATTCTGTATGTGCGGATTTTGCGCACCAAAAGCCGAAGATCCCAAAGAGTTTATGAAGTTAATCAAAAGGCATGTGCCTGATGATGTTTTTGTTGCTAATTTATAATTAGTGTGTTAAACTTAGATATAAGTATCGTAAAATTTAGACAAGGAAGATAACATGGCAAAACCATTTGACGTATCAAAATTCCGCAAGGATATCACTAAGAGCATCGACGGTCTTAGTATTGGATTTAACGATCCAACAGACTGGATCAGCACAGGCAACTTTGCGCTAAACTATCTTATCTCAGGAGACTTTAACAAAGGTATTCCGCTAGGTAAGGTCACTGTGTTTGCCGGAGAATCTGGCGCAGGTAAATCATATATCTGCTCTGGTAACATTGTGAAGAACGCACAAGAGCAAGGTATCTTTGTTATCTTGATTGATACAGAAAACGCACTAGATGAAGAATGGCTTCGTGCTTTAGGTGTAGATACCAGCGATAGCAAATTGCTTAAACTGAACATGGCCATGATCGACGATGTGGGCAAGACTATTGCTACATTTATGAGTGACTATAAAGCCTTGCCTGATGGCGAACGTCCTAAGGTCCTGTTTGTTATTGACTCGTTGGGTATGTTGTTGACTCCTACTGACGTTAATCAGTTCGAAGCAGGTGACATGAAAGGTGACATGGGTCGTAAGCCTAAAGCACTAACAGCATTGGTTCGTAACTGTGTCAACATGTTTGGTAGCTTTAATGTAGGCCTAGTAGCAACCAACCACACTTATGCATCACAGGACATGTTTGATCCAGATGACAAGATCTCAGGTGGCCAAGGCTTTATCTATGCTAGTTCTATCGTAGTAGCTATGAAGAAAATGAAGTTGAAAGAAGATGAAGATGGCAACAAGATCTCCGACGTCATGGGTATCCGTGCTGGTTGTAAAGTAATGAAAACTCGTTATGCTAAACCGTTTGAAGGCATGCAGGTTAAGATTCCTTATGAAACAGGTATGAACCCATACAGTGGCCTAACTGACTTGGCCGAGAAAAAAGGCCTGCTCAAGAAAGATGGTAATCGTTTAATGTTTGTAACCAGTGATGGTGAAATTATCAAACAGTTCCGCAAAGCATGGGAACAAAATGAAGATGGCTGTTTAGATAAAGTTATGGCAGACTTTGCTAATCAGAAAGAAACGGTAAGTACTGAAGAGACAGCCACGGAGGAATAAGAATGTCAGTAGAATTAGCCAAGGAAATTTGGGACGAACTCAAGCGTTATGTAAACACAGTTGACAAAGATGACGCCGCAGAAACCCTAGTATCAGTCTTAGTTGACAACGATTGTGCCGCAGACGATATCAAGTCAGTATTTAAATCTGATCCAGCAGTCAAAGCTGCATTAGCGCATTACCTCAAAGATCATGAGGAAGCTGATGACGACGAAGACTACGACGAAGAAGATTTTGAATACGACGAGGACGACGACTATTGATGACCCCCAAGTTTTTTCCAATAAAAACGGAAACTGCTTGCCAACTTAAATGGACGTGGAGCACAATTAGTCTATACAATGGAATAACAAAATCTTGTCATCGGGTTGACAGCGACCCTGTTACCGTTGACACTTTTGATAACTTCCATAATACTCCAAAAAAATTAGCAGACAGAAAGCTCATGTTAGAAGGACAATGGCCTTCTGGCGGATGCGAATACTGCCAAAAAATAGAACAAGCAGGTGGATCAAGTGATCGTATGTTTCATTTGTCTATACCAGACATGGCACCACCTGAGCTTGACAGCAACCCTACTGCTATACAAGTAACCCCAAAAATTGTTGAAGTTTATTTTGACAATGTTTGTAACATGAGTTGCCTGTATTGTTGGGACGGATTCAGCAGTCAAATACAACAAGAAAATGTCAAGTTTGGTCGTTTTGAAAAACACGGAGTGGTCATTGACAACTATGCTAACCGTGTTGAAAATTTTTCTAGTTTAACTGATAAATTTTGGGAGTGGATGCATACAAACAGTCGCACCTTGAAAAGACTGCATGTGTTGGGCGGCGAACCATTTTTTCAAAAACAATTTGATCATTGTTTAGAATTTTTCAATGAACACGCTAATCCTGAACTTGAACTTAATGTTATAAGCAATCTCAAAGTTTCAAATCGTCGATTACGAGACTATATTGAAAAAATTAAAAACTTGATTGACAACCGACATATAGCTCGATTTGATTTGACTGCCAGCATAGACTGTTTTGGACCTGAACAAGAGTATGTGAGATTTGGAATTGATCTTGATCAATGGCGAGAAAATTTTGAATATCTAGTTGCGCAACCCTGGATAACACTCAATATCAATCAGACTTTGTCCGGCTTGACTATGAAAACAGTTCCAGACCTGTTAAAATACATAAATCAGTTTAGAAAATCACGCGAAATTGGACACTATTTTTCTGCCACAGTTATGACTCACAAGTTCTTACACCCAGAAATTTTTGGTCCAAACTATTTTGACAACACCTTTGAAGAAATTTATTTGAACATGCCCACAGAAACTTGGCAACAAAAAGAAGCAATTAAATACATGCAGGGAATACAAGCACAGTTGAATGCCGGACAACGTGACCAGGCATTGATCAATCAACTGGCAATTTTCTTAACTGAAATAGATCGGCGTAGAAATCTCAATTGGCAAAACATTTTTCCTTGGTTGGTAAGAGAGGCACAACATGTGGTATAGTCGAGTAACAAGTGACCTAAGTAACATTCCAGACTTTATTGCTCACTATGAACGTGAGCTTGATGAAGCCAAGAAAGATTGTCGCATTGGTGGGCTGGTAGAAAAAAACATTACAGCCTTGCCAGGCATCACAGAACACAGGTTTAATCAGTTACAAGAAATTGAAGCCATCTTGAATCACCTTAACATACAACTACGCAAGATTCGACGCAGACACTTTCAAAAGTATCTAGAAGGCTATGCTCGTGCCTTGACCAGTAGAGATGCTGAAAAGTATGTGGACGGTGAAGACGAAGTGATCGACTTTGAAACTATTATTAACGAAGTGGCCTTGTTGCGTAACAAGTGGTTGGGCATCCTAAAAGGCCTAGACAGTAAACAGTGGCAAATGGGTCATATTGTTCGTTTACGCACAGCCGGAATGGAAGATATCACAGTATGAGTTTATTTGCTGACGAACGTGCTAGTCACGAACATAGTCTTGAGGTTCTTAACCAGTTACAAGAGTATGACGAGTTTATGGAAAGCATACAAACTGTAGTAGATCTTGGTTGCGGTCAAGGATTTGATTTAGAGTGGTGGGCTACTCGTATGACTAGAGAGGATGTTCCTAAACCTTTGAACATCAAGTGCACTGGTGTGGATATGCTAGATGAATTGTCTATGGCCCAAAAATATCCCAACATAGTTTATCAAAAAACCAATTTTGAAGAAACAATTCATACTCCAGCAAAAAGCAAATATGATGTGCTATGGTGTCACGACAGCTTTCAACATGCGTTGAATCCTATTAAAACTCTAAGTAATTGGTGGCACATAGCCAGTGATGGCGCCATGCTCATCATCATGGTTCCGCAGACAACCAATATGAAACATAACAAATTATCTTTCATACAAGAATCAGGAACCTATTATCACTACACGTTGGTAAATCTAATTCACATGTTGGCAACTTCGGGCTGGGATTGTCGATCTGGCTTTTTTCTTAAACGCCCGCTGGATCCTTGGTTACATGCTGTGGTTTATAAAAGCACCCATGCTCCTATGGATCCTAGAACTGCCAACTGGCATACACTAAGTGAAATGAAACTCTTGCCCGATTCAGCTGACACCAGTGTGTATAAACATGGTCTTTTGCGACAGCAAGATTTGATTTTGCCTTGGCTTGATCAGAGTTTATCCGATCTAGGACAACAATAAGATATATAGTAAATGATACCAATTTTTATAGGGTATGATCCTCGAGAAGCCATAGCATTTCATGTTTGCTCTAATAGCATTATTAGACATGCCAGTCAACCTGTGAGTATCATGCCCTTGGCTCTTAATCTGTTTCAAGATTACACAGAAACGCACACCGATGGCAGCAACCATTTTATCTACAGTCGTTTCCTAGTGCCGCACCTGATGAGTTATACAGGTTGGGCTATATTCATTGACGGTGACATGATTGTACGTGACGATATTACTAAATTATGGAATCTACGTGACAACGGCAAAGATGTAATGGTAGTCAAGCACAATTACAAAACTCGCATGACAGAAAAGTATTTGGGTAGCAAAAATGAAGACTATCCTAGAAAGAACTGGTCTAGTGTAATTTTATGGAACTGTGCCAACCATCCCAACAGAAAGTTAACTCCAGAATTTATTGAGCAGTCAACTGGAGCATATCTTCATCGCTTTAGCTGGATAAGCGATGATCGCATTGGCGAACTACCCAAGGAATGGAATTGGCTACCAGACGAATATGGACCAAATCCTGATGCCAAGTTATTACATTACACCCTAGGCACTCCGTGCTTTCATGAATTTGCTCGAACCCCGCAAGCCGACGAGTGGCATCAAGAACGCATGTTGACTGATTATTGTTTACAAAGATGATTACTGTAGTAAGTTATCTAGCGGGTATTCCTTCAAAAAATAAAAACCCCAGCAAACCAGAGATACTGCGAAGATTCATTCAAGGAGTAAACGCAACCGGGGATCGTGGAATTTTACACAAAGAATCTAGTATTATACCGTGCGACGTGGCAGTGTTACAGGGTTGGACACACGAGCACGGAAAGAATAGTCCGCATTTAAAATTCAGGCAACAAGTAATATCTGATCCTAACAAAAAAAGATTAGTTATAGTTGACAGTAATCTATTCAACTATCGACAATCCAAACAAAATAAAAATTATTTGCGTTATAGTTTTGATGGAGTATTTCCTACAACTGGATTTTATTTTGACACCGACCCTGATGTTGAACGTTGGCAACAAATTAGTCAAGATCACAATATAGTGCTCCAACCATGGCGTGACGAGGGCCAACACATTTTGATCTGCACTCAACGACAAGGTGGTTGGTCAATGAAAGGCCTTTCTGTTGTAGACTGGGTTAATCAAACAGTTAAAGAAATTAAAAAATATTCCGATCGTCCCATTGTAGTTAGATTTCATCCTGGAGATAGCCAAGCCGTCAAGTATCGAACAGAATTAGAAAAGAAATACAAAATTAGCAACAACGTTCGTCTAACGGATGATTTTGCTGGTGCGTGGGCAACCATAACATATAACAGTAGCCCTGGTGTTGCGTCAGCCATTGAAGGGATTCCGGTATTTGTAACCGACCCTGTGCCACAAACAAGCCAAGCCTATCCAGTGGCCAACACAGATATCAGTCAAATTGAAACACCCAAAACATTTGAACGTCAAGATTGGCTGAACCGATTGTGTATGAGCCATTGGAGCTTTGACGAACTCAGCAAAGGCACAGCCTGGGCACACATAAGGAAATACATATAATGTGGTTGTTAGCCGCTAGATCTCGACCACAAAATTGTCAAAGATTTATTGACGCATGGATTGCAACTGCATCATCTACTCCGGTATATGTCAGACTGGATACATGCGATCCGTTCTTGGATGAATTGATTGCGCTGTCATGGCCCAAAGAATTTACCGTAGTTGTAGGACCCCGAGAAGGCTTACGAGCTGCCATGCAAGAGATGTTTGTCAAATATCCAAACGAACCATGGTATGGCTTGCTGGCTGATGACCTGGTTCCAAAGACACTGAATTGGGATCAACTGTTGGTTGCCTGTGCTGGACTTCGAGCCATAAGTTATCCAAATGATCTAGGCGGTAAACCCAAGTTACCTACCCATCCAGTGGTTGGTGGGGATCTTGCCAGAGCTGTAGGATGGTTTGGGTTTCCGCATTGCCAACACCTGTATGTAGATACCGCCTGGCGAGCAATCGGAGAACGTCTTAAATGCCTGCACAGGATGGAAGATGTCATAGCAGAACATGTGCATCCGTTTTGGAACAAAACACAAACGGATCAGGTATATACCGAAAGCATCAAACGGTCAGCCGGAGACCGTGAAAGATTCAATGCTTGGGTAGAGAATGAAGTGCCCGAGTTAATTAATCGATTGAAACAGGAAGGATTCTAAATGAACATAGCATGGTCGGGATTAGCTGATGCTGAATACTGGGAATACATAGCCAAGTATTGTGTTCCGTCATGGACAACCCTGCCTGGTGACAAATATATTGTGCATGACAGCAACCTAGTGAATATAGATGGAATTCAAGTGGTTGATTGGAATAACACTCACAATCCATTGGCGCCATATTTGTCCTTGCCACAATCAAGAAAATACAAAGAACGAAATTTTTGGCGCAAGATGCAGAGTCAGGTTTGGGCCCTTAAAAATTTAACACAGTATGATTGGGTATTTTTAATGGATACCGATGTTGAAGTTATAAATTTTAACTTGGCAGAACTGGAAAGAATAGCCGCAGAAGTTAAAGCCGCAGGCTTGGTGTGGGCTACTGGTGAATCCAATCGCCGTGGACATGATTCAGGACATATCTTGGTCGACATGCGCCATTCAAATTTAAACAGACTGATTAATTACTACGAAAACATTTGGGATTCAGGTTTAATACACACGCTTGAAAAGGCCTATGATGGTCATGCTGTTGAACACATGCTGGCCGGTCCATACCCGTCGGTCAAGTTTCGCAATAGAGACTACGGTTCTGGCCTACATGTATATCACGATTTTGGCACAGCACACTATGGCAGTAAAGAACCTAAAACACTAAGAGCAGCTTGGACAGGCACAGGCAAAGAATTTGTTGATAAACGCCTAAGTGAAATACCAATCAAGCATTATAAAAGCGATCAGGTCCAGTAAGACTCTTGACGCTGAATCTTTAAGTCGTTAGATTTGCTACGACCCAGTTGCTTTCTAGCACCTTTGAGATGATCCAAATAAGCACCCCATTCGCTGTTGATCAAGGGATGGCCTTCGCCAGTAATCAAGTGACCAGACCAATCGCGTGAATCAACCAGCACCAGTTTACGCACAGCATCAAATACAAAACTATCGTGCCACTCGGCCAAGGTAAAGATGCCATGTTCGGCTGCGTCATAGAACCATTGAAACTTGGTTAAGAATTCTTGTATCTGTGGACTGCGCAAATTCATGGCATATAGTCCACACTCCGTATATTTGCCACGTCGTCCTAGATAACACAAGTCGGCTGTGCATAATTCATCCAGCCGTTCAGTAGTAATAGGACTGTGACACACCATGTCGGCATCCATCCAGATCAAGTAATCTGAATTTGATCGTCGGGCCGCATCGAATATGCTGTAGACCTTATGAGAAAAACGCACAGCATCCCACTTGAATCCTTTGCCAGCATCCTTGCGTAGGCTACGAACAGGATCTGCTGTGACATCACCTGTGGCTTTGGGCACACCCTGCCAACGGGTTTTAAATGCCACCAGTTCTTCTACTTGATTTAAATCTCGCACAATTAGATTATCAGCAGATTCGGTAACCTGGCAACCTTCTGCATATACAACTAAGATTACTGTGGCAGGCCAAGTGGCCAAGAATGTTTCGATCATCCTACGACCATATTGTTTATACCCCTGGGCATTAAAAGTGGTAACTACAGTATATTTCACACGGATATTTAGTGATCAAAACCATAGCCTACTTTCCTTCTCAATGTGCTCAAAACAGTGTTCCAGTAATGAACGCTGTGTTGGAACACCTACAAAGTTTAAATATACAAATTGTCAAAGACAGCATGGACGCCGATGCGGCCGTAATATGGTCAGTGTTATGGCATGGCCGTATGCAGGACAATAAAAAAGTTTACGAACATTATCGAGCACAAGGTCGCCCAGTTATTATCATTGAGGTAGGTGCACTGCGCCGCGGTGTCACTTGGAAAGTTGCGGTAAACAACATCACTGCCGATGGTTACTATGGCCACACAGAAAACTTAGATTGGGATCGTCCTAGGAAGCTAGGCATCAGCCTAGCCGAAACAGCGTTTAATCGTCCTGAGATCTTAATTGCCGCACAACATCAACACAGTTTACAGGTTGCTGATCAACCCAGTGTAGAAGCCTGGATCTATCGACAGATCATAAGAATCAAACAGTTTACGGATCGCCCTATTGTGGTTAGACCTCATCCTAGATCAAAGCTGAATACAAAGTTATTACCGAGCGATGTTGTGTTTGAAGAACCACATCAATTGGCCAACACATACGACAGTTTTGACATGCACTTTGATTGTCATGCTGTGGTAAACTACAATTCTGGTCCAGGCATACAAGCAGCAATATCAGGCACAAGACCCATAGTTGATAGAAGCAGTTTAGCCTACCCAGTATCAGTGAGCTATGCTGAATTGGAACAGCCGTATGACGCTGATCGAGATCAGTGGCTAGTAGAGACATGCCACACAGAATACACACTACAAGAAATACAACGAGGAATATGGTTACAGAGAATACTTCCGGCCCTATTGACTGCGCCTGTGTAATACACGGTGACGCCTATAGTTGGGAATATGTAGATAGACTTTATAAAATGCTGTCTAGGAATTCCAGTCGAGAAATACGCCTACACGTCTACACTGAAAAGACTCGCCCGGTGCCTGAGCCGTTTATAAAACACGAGTTGACCGATTGGGGCATAGTGGGTCCTAAAAAATCTTGGTGGTATAAAGTTCAACTGTTCAATAATCAATATCATCAAGGTCCGTTGTTGTATTTTGATTTGGACATTGTCGTTGTAAACAACATCGATTGGATGTTTCACCATTCCTTACAGAGTTTTTGGACAGTAAGAGATTTTAAACATCTTTGGAACGCTTCAGACTTTTCTATCAACTCTAGTATCATGTATTTTGACACAACCAAATTTTCTTATGTTTGGGATGATTTTATAAGTCGAGATTTTAACAATACCTTACTTAAATATCGCGGCGATCAAAATTATCTAACCGAAGTAATTAGACCAGAAAAACGAAAATATTTTGATCAAGAGAGAATAAAAAGTTGGAGATGGGAGTGTTTTGATGGCGGATATAATTTTATTCAAAAACGTCACATCAACATAGGTAAAGGAACCAGTATTCCTCCCCAAACCAGTGTTTTAATTTTTCATGGCCATCCCAAACCCGGGGATCTCAAAGACCCTGTAGTAAACCAATACTGGCAGTAGTTTGTTGCGTAAAAACAACACTTTTTGTGGTCTAAACCTCTTGACCAAAAATGCCTTTTCGTCTATAATTGTAGTTATAGTAGTAAATTAATCGTTAACTCCGGAAAGGAAATATATGAACTTAAAAGTAAGAGCAGGATTAGAAGTAGTAGGTATGGTTGTGGTGGCTTCGTTAGTAGTCGCAGGTGTTCAATCAATTTTGACATATCTAACCAATACATACGGTATTGAAACAATGTTGACAGCCGCACAGTTTTGTATGATGGCAGCCGCGATGTATTTTATCGGTGGCATTATGTATGATATGCGTGTAACCAAACTCAAATACCAAGCCAAACTCAAAGAGATGGTTGACCAGAAAAGCAATTAAAACTATAATAGTAGTATCAACAATTAATTAAGGGAGCTAACCTTGACTACAGTAAAAATTCGTAATGGTATGTATCGTGGAACTCGTGTCAACGACATGATGTTTACACTAGTGAAAGACTTTCAAACCGGTGCCAAAGGCAACTTTGTGACCGTAAAAAGTGATGGCTTCTTCGGCGACAATGTGCCAGAGAATGTTCGCATCACCGTGGACTCAATCGAAGATATCGAAATCACCGGTGGTGTAAAATCTTCACCTGTTGTGGCATTTAACACAGACACTATCAATCGTGATGCTTATGTGCCCGCAGACTTTGTGAAGCAAGACACTGGCCCAATGGTAGAAACCGAAGAACAAGTTATGCTTCGTATTGGTGAACGTTTTGAAATTCTACATCAAATGACCCGTGCTGTCATTGCCGGCGATGTGCGAGCAATGATTGTGGTAGGTCCTCCGGGTGTAGGTAAGAGTTATGGTGTAGAGTTTGAGCTTGAGAAGTCGGGCCTGTTTGACAAGATCTCAGGTCGCAAGATCAAGTATGAAGTGGTCAAAGGTGC